CAGAAACGTGCACGTATGCCGCTACACCGAGGCCAGTCGTAGGATTAGAACTAGGCATGATTTATTCCTTTTCTGCCGCCGTAGCGGCTAACTCAGCGGCCAGTCTGTAAATTCGTGCGAGGCGTTGTTTTACGACCCCGAACGGTACAGGACTGCCGTTTGCCCGGGACATACTCCGTTCCATCCAAGCAAGTAAAGTAAACTTCGACTTACTGCCTTGGCAGGAGAGTTGTGGGCTTTCATGATGAGAACTGCAACAGGGAACTAGATTTCCTGGGAGGTGCCCCAACGCGGAGTCTATTCTATCCAACCCCCAAACTTTATTCTGTTCAGGGATTCGACCGCAATAGGCACAAGGTCGAGGACAACCGTTCTTCAGGAAGTAGTGAATCGATTGGATTATGTTTTCAAACCCAAAGTCTCGCTTCTCTAGTTTATCTGTCCATCGCATTCCATTGTATCGCTTTCTGATACATTTGTAATAACCGTTGGACATCCGTTGCGCCCGTGCGGTAAACGCCGAGCCTGCTTGCTTGTACTCTGCAAGGGTTCCATCTTTTCGCCACTCAGCGGCCCAATCTTGTATCGTCCCAATACAGACTCCTGTTCGGTCGGATATCTCCTGCTGACTTCGCTGTTGACGTAATAGTTCAAGCGTCTTCTGACGCGATTCTTCTGAAAGTGCTTTCATTTTCCCTCCTTAACAGGGAACCGATTGGGGTGAGTGGTTAAGGCACCCACCCCGCACGGAACTAGGCATTTACGCCTAGGTTACTATACCACCGACTAATCGTCTTGTCAACGATTAGGAAATCGCACTCGCGGCGTCGATTTCGCGGATACGGATGGTAGTATCTGGCCCTAGCGACGTGGTAAAATGCACGCGATAGGAAGTCCATCCAGGGATCAACCCTTCAGGGTCGGCTACTGTCGGTGCAGCGTTTTGCACGACGTTGCACTTGATGTTCTGCCACTGACCTTCACCGAAGGTGGTGTCGTTCTGTGCACCCAGGTTGATGGAGAAGATTCCATCCTGCCCGAAAATGTAAGTTCTCAAAGCAGTCAGCCCAGTCACGCCTTGGTAGTTCACGGTCTGCGTGACGAGGTTCGTCTGGAAGAACCGAACACCTGTGGAAGGCAGTTCAACGGTGTCTTCGAGATCGGTGCTGATCAGGTCGTCCATCCGCATCATACCCTTGTCGGTATGCTTCAGGATGTCGATGGGGGAATCGTTCGAGTTGTCAGCCAACACGTCGCCCAGGGCGAACGGATGGATGACGCCAACGAACATATCCTTGGCGAACGGTTTCACACTGCGTCCAGCCAGAGACTGAACGGCGTTTCTGATTTGACTCAGAGACAGAGCAGTGAAGCTCGCTGTGGAGTTCGCGGCCAGCTCGACCAGCACGCTGGAGTCGATGCTGTTCGCACCGTCTGCAGTCGCACGGACCAGAGCCGACAGGGACTCGCCCAACTGATACGACAATTCCTTGGCCACGTTCTCGACGGTGTTGTCAATGGCGGTAGCCAGAGACAGCGAAGAGAAGTTAGCGTAATCGGCATATTCACCGATGGTCGCCGTGGTGTTCAGAACGTTGACGCTCAGGGAGCTGCCCACGGTTCCTTCAGTCGTCTGAGTGGTCAGAGCGGCCAGCGGAACATACATGAACATCTCGTATTGGTTACCCGAGTTCTTCGGGAGATCCAAACGCTGCGAGCAACGGACGAACGGAGTCTGTGCTTTCAAATTCTCACGGAACCGTTTGTCATAATACTTCACGGTGCTTTGGGGCAGGTTGGAAAGCTGGTTTCCAGATGGAGAGAAACTCATAACTGATTACCTTCTTAGTTATGCGAGTTGACGCTGTCTGGCGAGGCGACGTTGATCAGCCTGCTGTTGTAGCAGATCGACCGTCTTCGCAAAATTCGGATCACTTAGAATCCGTTTCTTGTACTCGTCGGGTGACATTTTGTCAACTTCGGCCAGGGTCAAAGATTGTCCACTCGCGGGTGCTGCTCCGCTGGATGAAGACACACGGTCATTCAATCCTGAGGGTGTTTGACGTCTGGCGTTTTGTGCCGACTGTTCCTCGCCAGTAATCCGACTGGGAGTTGCAGTGGGAACCTGCGTATTCGGTTCCGATTTCACTGATGCTGCTACCACTGCGGAAGCAGGGGCAACAACACTAGCCTGTGACGGTTGGACAACCGTAGCGGGAATCTGCAATGCGGCAGTTCTCGCAAAGGCGATTTCAAAATTGTCGGTGGTTGGTTCGAGATTCCTCTCGCCCATCCACTTAGTAAGGGCCATGCGATTCGCCTCAATGTTATTGAAGCCGTCGCCTACCCTGTCAAGGAATTCGTCGAAACTGCGGACAACCTGATTCTCAAAGAGCATTTGCTGGCTCTTGTTCAAGGTCTCCGTCAGTACCTCGGGCTTTGCCCCGAACGTAGCCTCGGCAAATCTGACCTTAGCGTCTTCGAACTTCTCGGGGTCATTCAAATCTTGTGTCAACTGGAACCGTTCATCGACAGTCAGTTGCTTCGGCTTGAAACTGCCAAAATTCGTGGGCAGCCGAGGGGCCGATTGGGGAACATCTTCCTCGGGCGTGAGTCCCAAACGGGCGTCCCGAGAAAGTTTCCGCATCTGACGCAGAATCGAGTTATTCTGTTCGGTGAACTTCTGAATCATCTCCTCATTCGTCTTATAGATGATGACTTGCTTTCCGCCAAGCGGTCTGCCGGTCTCGTCAGTCGGCTGCCACTCGTATCGCTGTTCAGCCAGAACTGCGAGAGGAACAGCCGG